ATCGAGGACCACGGGGAACTGGATGTCCGGGTCTTCGCCTACTCTTGGGGCGCAGGTCACGGGTTCAGGTCGCTGGCGGTGGAACTGGGAAACCGTGGGATCGATATTTCTTCTGCGGTCCTGAGCGATGGAGTGTACCATTCATGGCGCGCGATCTGGCGCGCGATGTGGTCACCGTTCTGGACACCAAGGATCGTGGTCCCTAAAAATGTTAAAAAGGTGTGGTGGTTCCGACAGTTTGAGGACAAGCCAGCCGGACACAATCTTGTCGCGGAGTGTTCCGGATCGACAACCATCCACGACCCGAAAGTCTTGACGGTAACTCACGCATACATGGATGAAGCGCCGGAGTTCCACCGAAGATGCCTGATGTCAGCGAGCACCGACCGATAGATCAGGGATTGATCTGCGAGTCGAGACAGGGAGTGACACCGTTCGACCGCGAGACGTTGCATATGTGTGCCTGCGAGTTCTCAACACACACGTTTTGCGGAGTTCCTGCCCACCGAGTTCTGCCGTACCTCAAGCCCAAGCACTACGGTCTGGACGGAGCCGAGTGGTGCCGCGAGTGTTCGGAGAAACACACTGAGCGAATGCTGTAAGCTGTTGCGGGCGTAACGGTCGCTGCTACACTGTGCCCATGAACAAACACAGCTTTCCTTTCCTGACCGTGGCGGTTGCAGCGCTCGCCTCCGTCGCGGTTGGAGACACAAATGTCGATCGCGTAAAGGCGGTCGTACAAATCGATAGCGGCGGGTCCGGGGTCATAGTTCGGGTGGGGAAAAAAAAGGCTTTCGGAATTTCCTGCGGTCACGTCGCAGGTCGAATCGGGAAAACGGTCGGGTTCCGAAACCACGACGGGTCTCGAGGCGTTTTGCTGTGGGAGGCGAGGGACGAGAAAAACGAACTGTCGATATTTTCGACTTCACCCAAAAGTGTCCGCGGGGTTGTCCCGATTGTCACCGGTACGGTGTTCGGCCCCTTCACCGCTGCGGGATATACCGGCGCCAAGGGCAAGTTGTGCCGCAAGTGGTTGTCTCCCGTTGAGCACCCGCGAAGAATTTCCAACGTGTCGGTGGAGCGGTCTCAGTTTGCCTATGACCGTGGCGACGGGTTTGGTCGCGGAGACTCAGGGGGAGCGGTCTTCTCCGGGTCGAGGGTGTTCGGGATCATATCTCACGGGGACGATGACGACACCGAGGTGTATTCGAGCACCGCGAAACAACTCCGGGCATTTGTCCACGTCAACAAAAAGATCCTTTCCGAGGCTCCGGAGCCGACCGAGGAAGAGTCCTTGGAATCCAAGGCGCGGTGGTGGGGCGACAAGGACCGGACTGAGCAGATCATCCGGTTGTGGGGAGAAGTCACGAAAGCGGTCAAATCCGGTCCCTCTGGTCCCGCTGGTCCCGCTGGTCCGGCGGGACCGGTTGGTGCAGTAGGAATGTCTGGTCCGCCGGGTCCAGCGGGTGCTGGGGCAGACCAGTCGGAAATGGAAGAACTGAAAAACCGGTGTCTCACGTTGGAGAACCGGATAAACGAGTTGGAGGAGTGGCGATCGAATTTCAAAGCGACGATTCGCGTCACGGTCTCCCCAAGGAAAAGGGAGTAAACCGATGTCAAGTCAGGTCGACCTTCAGGCGCTGCTCGAAGCGGCAAGCGGCGAGCGTTTGGCGCAGCAAAGCGCATCGAACAACAGCCTCCTGCAAGTCATGGATAGGGCCTTTTTGAAGGTCTTCAGTGAAGTTGACACTGCCGAAGCGTTCGCCAGTCGAGTCCTTATCCAGTCTAAGGACGGACCGTCCGCCTAATCGTGGACGTTCAGGCCGAAGCGGATCGCCTGATCGGACTTGATCAGGCTGGTAGGGACCGGGAGATGGTCGTGATCGCGCTGCGCCTTGGTGAACAGGCACAGCGGTCGTGGGACGAGTTGCGCCAACTTGACGAGGATCTGATCGATGACATCACCGGTTTTCGAGAAGGGGATGATAGCGCACTTGAGGAGTCGCAACCTGTGGCTGAACGTGATGACCCATGACATCGTTGAGCGGTTGAGGATTCGTCGAAAGTCACTCGCGGGCGACGCGGGACTCGATGAGTCCTACGATGTCGGAACCTACCCGCCCGGACCAGAGACAGTGACTGTCAAGAAGGGGTTGTCTCCGGTCGCATCGGTGTTGCTGTCTGGCTTGATGATGGGACTCGGCGGTGGTGGAGCGATGGGCGTCGCGGCGTTGTCAGGCGCGTTCGACCGTCCCGAGTTGCCAGCGGCGATCTCGTACCCGTCAGAACAGGTGTTCGACATAACGGTCGAAGAGGTCGGTGACGGTCAACCTCTGAAAGTCGAAGCGGTTCCGGTGGACGAGTCTCAGGAATAGTTGTTTTATGGCTCGTCAACTGTACGAGACGAAAGAGGACTTGGGTCGGGAGACATCCGCAAAGGAGCGTCTGGAAAGACGATGGGATGTCGTTCTTAACAAGTTGCCCATCAAGTACGGTGCAGACTGGATGGCATTTCGTGATGGACATCCGGTGGCGGTTGTCGAATACAAGAATCGCCCCCACGACCATGACAGATTCGACACATACATGTTGAGTCTCCACAAATACATGGCAATGTTGTCTGTAGCTGAAGCGTCATTCGTTCCCGCTGTTCTACTGGTTGAGTTTGTCGACGGGTTGTACTGGGCGAAACTTGGAGAGTGCTCGGTGGAAACGAGGTGGGGCGGGAGAACAGACCGTGGTGATTCCGAAGACTCCGAGCCTTGCCAGTTTATTCCGATGTCTTGCTTTACCGAGATGGGGGTTGGATGACCGACATCAACTCCGCATTGAAAGACGGCTGGGGAGACGAGTGGGACTGGACGTACCGGGCGATCGTGATCCGAGTCGTCGATGGCGACACGATTGATATTCTGGCCGATCTGGGATTTGGTCAGTGGGTGTCCGACCGCATCCGTCTGGTTGCCGATGTCGAAAAAGGTAAGGTCACCTGTGGACTGGACGCACCGGAGAAGCGGGGTCCGAGCCGGGACGAGGGGAAGGAATCGATGGAGGCTTTGATCGAACTCCTTCACGCGCACTCCCTGCACCCGACAGGTCCAGCGAAGGTTGTGATCCGGACGGCGAAGAAAAAAGGAAAATTCGGAAGGATGCTCGGCGCGGTTTACGGATCCGCCGGTCTGAACATCGGACGTACCCTGATTGACCAAGGACATGCGGTTGAGAGGAACTACTGATGGATGGTTACCCAAAACAGACCTTCAAGGATGACATCGCGTCGGAGAACCCCAAAGCGATGTTGGCGGACGGTCTGGATGAATGTATCCTTGGCATCGGACACAGGTGCGGACACGATCCACTGGCGGTCTACGACTACGCCGCCTGTGTCTTGGTGTTCATGAAACGTGACGGTATGACGAGAGACGACGCTGTCGAGTGGATGGAGTTCAACGTGGTTGGTTCTGGAGGAGAGGGGTATCCGATCTTTCTGCATTTGCGAGATGATATCGAGATCAGAAAACTATGATTCCGACGACGACGACCCACTTCGCGAGTGCCTTCACCGGTCGATCCACCGATGCCGGTGCAACGGTCGGTCCCTACATCGACCTGTACCGGGACAGCGCCAGCCCAGCCGATGACGATCTACTGGGCGCGGTGATGTTCACTGGCGAGGATGACGGGGGGAACACGACCGAGTACGCGAGGGTGGCGGCGCAGGTGGGGGACATGACGCACCCGGAGGAGGATGGTTCCATCCTGTTCTACACGATGCTGGCGGGAACGCTGACTAACACAGCCACGATTGCCAGCACCGGATCGTTGACACTGGACGCCGGAATCACGATGGGTGGAACCACGTTGCAGTTGGGGGCGAGTGCGACCAGCCCAACCATGCAAGTCATCAGCGGTGGATATCACCTGAACGTCCGAAACGCAAACGCGAACAAGAACCTGAACCTCGACTACCCGAGCAGCGGCGGGAAGCTACAGGCGAGGACCGGCACCACCGCGGTGTCCGAATGGGACGAGTCGGGGATCTTCACCCACAACACGGCATCCGGAGCCACGCAAGATTTCAAGATTCAGGGAGACACTGACGCGGACCTGTTCGCCACAGATGCCTCTGCCGACAAGGTCGGAGTGGGGATTGCTCCCGGCTCGATGCGCCACAAGTTTGACTGCCGTGGAAGTCACGGATATGAGGTCTCCAAGAAGACGGCAAACTACACGCTCACCATCGACGACGCGATCATCTACGCGGATGCTTCCGGGCTGGGGATGGGGGCCACGTTGACGATCACGCTTCCGACAATCGCCAAGGGTCGCATATACGAGGTCTACAGGACGGACGATGGGGCCGGGAGTCAGTCGGTCAGTGTCGCCGCACCGTCTGGAACTTTCCTGAACGGAACGAACGCTGGAACGGTCGCAATCGGAACCCAGTACAACGGTGTGAGGATTGTCGGGATCGACGCAACCGACGACTGGATCGCTCACGAACTGGCTGTGCCATCAGGTGGAGGACCGTAATGACGACAGTGACGCTGACCTATCCTGATGAGCACCGGGACCGGATCATCGATGCGGTTTGTTCCCGGTTCGGGTATCGGGAAACCGTCGAGGTCGACGGCGATGACGTTCCGAATCCACAGACTCAAGAGCAGTTCGTGGCAGAGCGTCTGGCGGGATGGGTGCGGTCTCAAGTCCGCCAGTACGAAACCGAAAAGGCGGCGAACGAGGCGGATGAAATCATCTCGGCGGAGGTCGCCGCAATCGACGTGAGCATCGACTGATGGCAAACGAGGTCCAGATAGCACACGGGGTCACCGGAAAAACTGTGTATTTCACGGTGCGCACATCGACGGCGACGATCTGGAACGGGTCCGCGTTCGAGGCATACAACGCCAGCAACGTCGCTGATTACGACACGGCTATGTCTGAGCAGGGCGCGAGCGGAGTCTACGCCGGGACATTCTCCGGCTCGATAGCTGCCGGTTCGTACAACGTCACGGTCCGCGAGCGAGCCGGTGGCAGTCCAGCCGAGAGTGACTCGATCATCGGCAGCGGGTCGGTGCACTGGACGGGATCCGCGGTGCTCGACCAGTTCAACGCAGCGGCGACAACTGTTGATGTCGGAAAGATCAGCGGCGACTCGACAGCCGCGGACAACCTTGAGCGGATGCTGGAGGGGGTCCAGACCGGAGCGGTTGACACGGCGACACTGTCAGCGAGCACGACGGTGTTTGAAACCGATCTGTCAGAGGCATCAGACGATCATTACAATAACCAAGCGATCGTCTGGGGTGCCGGTGCCACGAATGCAGGACTGACGTTCTACATCACCGACAGCGAAGGCACTACGACGAACAGCAACAACAAGGTCAAGTTGACGGTTCAGACAATGCCCAACGTGCCGGGAAACGGCAACGTGTTCGAGATCATCGGGACAAAAGGCTCAGGCTAAAAAGGGAGTTTTCGCATGGCGAGCAAGTGGTTCAACAAGGGTCTTCAGCGGATCCTGAACGGAACGGTCGATTTCGGTTCCGCTTCACCTGACGTGATAAAGTTGGTTTTGGTTAAAAGCACCTACGAATCGGTGTCCAATTTCGAGGACCAAGTTACGGTCGACGATGGGACCAGTGATGATGTCGCTTCGCACGAGTGTGACGCTACGAACTACACTGGCGGGTTTGCAGGTAGCGGTAGAAAAACTGTCGCTTGCACTGTGACGGTGGATAACTCCATGCAGGGCGCACATGTCGCTCTTGCGGATACGACATGGAGTGCGCTGGGCGGAGCGTCCAACAACACGCTAGGCGGAGTCGTTGTTATCAAAGAGGTCACGAACGACGCCGCAAGCTACGTTCTTGCATTCCTTGACTTCACCAACACGGCGACCAACGGGTCCGACATTACGCTCGACTTCGCTACTGCCGGTGCTGACGGAAACCTGAAACTGACGGCAACGTAATAGCGGGGGCGATAAATGCTCCAGCTATTCCTAGCACCACCGGTAGCAGCGGGCGAAGATGTCACGCTGACTCCGGGTGTAGCCGGTGCCAATGCGTCATCCGTGGCGCCAGCGGTAACTCTTGCGGCGTTGTCCATTACTCCGGGGGTCGCCGGATGTAACGCTTCAGCCGTTACTCCGAGTGTCTCGCTTGCCGCGTTGTCGATCACGCCGGGGGTCGCAGGGTGTAACGCTTCTGCCGTTACGCCAACAGTCACAGTAGCGGCGCTGTCGGTAAGCGTCGGGAGCGCGGTGGCGGGTGCGAGTGCAGGAGCGGTTGCGCCTGACCCGGACCGGTCGTTGTCTCCGGGTGCGGCCAATGCGAATGCGAGCGCCGTAGCACCGACTGTAACACTCTCGGCGCTGTCAATCACTCCGGGCGTCGCGGGGTCGAACGCTTCCGCCGTATCGCCGAGCCTGACCCTGTCGGCGGTGACTATCACTCCGGGTGTAGCCGGTTGCGATGCGAGCGCCGTAATTCCGGAGGCAGACCAGTCGATAGCGGTCGGGGTTGCTGGTTGTGATGCGTCCGCGGTTGATCCGTCTGTAACTCTAGCGGCACTGTCGATCACTCCGGGGGTGGCCGGTTGTAATGCGAGCGTGGCGGACCCAAGTGCGGCGGGTTCGGGTGTTTCGACAATCACTCCGGGTGTTGCCGGATCCAGCGCGAGCGCTGTTGACCCGACTGTCACTCTGGGCGCGCTGTCGATCAGCCCCGGATCTGCGATTGCCGGGGCAACTGCCGTGGACGCGGCGCTGTCGTTCACGTCGTCACCGGGGGTCGCCAACTCTAATGCGAGTGCGGTTGATCCGACTGTCACGTTGTCCGCCCTGACAATTTCAGTCGGGTCGGCTATCGCCGGTGCAAGTGCCGGGGCAGTCGATCCTGATCCGGATCGGACGGTATCAGCGGGTGTGGCGGGATGTGATGCGTCCGCTGTTGCGCCAAATGTTGTTTTATCCGCCGTGACGATTGTTCCGGGTGTCGCCGGTTGCAATGCGTCAGCGGTAGCGCCGGGAGTTACGTTGTCGGCGTTGTCGGTGTCGCCCGGAATAGCCTCTTGCAACGCCGCAGCGGTCGCTCCTGCTGTTTCCCTGTCCGCCGTGAGTATTACTCCGGGGGTAGCCAATGCAAACGCTTCAGTGGCCTCTCCGGGCGTCGGATTCAGCATAACTCCCGGCGTGGCGGGTGCAAACGCTTCGGTAGTCGATGCAGGCGGTTCAGCAACCGGGGCGGCAACGATCGCGGTGGGGTCTGCTGTGGCGGGCGCCAGTGCGGGTGCCGTGGGTCCAGAAGCGGATCAAGAGGTAGATGTTGGGGTTGCCAACGCAAATGCGTCAGCGGCGGCTCCAGCGGTGTCTCTGTCGGCGGTCACGATTGCGCCAAGCGTAGCCGGATGTAATGCGAGTGCCGTAGCACCTACTGTTGCGTTGTCGGCTGTCACAGTCGCTCCGGGGGTTGCAGGGGCGGACGCGAGTGCAGCGGGCGCCGGGATTTCGACTAGCAATGCCCCGCTCAGTGTATCATTCGGGGTCGAGGTACAAGCGGCGATCAGCGGAGCGGATCAGGTACAGGGTCATAGCGGCAGCGGGACGGTTGCGTTGGCCGGTGTTGTGAGCGGTGCGTCTGTTGCCGAAAACAACATTTCTGGAGCAGTCGCCGTGTCAGGAAAACCGGCGGGCGTTATGATGTTGCAGTCAACATAAACTGGAGGTGGGTGATGAACGAGCGGAAGAGGCGTGAGGATGTACTGGAATCGGTCGACAACATGATCTCGGTTCACGACGCATGGGAAGCGGACGAGACCGGGCCAGACGTTCCGACTGAGGACTTCGAGGTCGCGCTTGACGACATGATCGTCACCTGTGCAACTGGAGACATACCGGGGGAGATGCGTGAACTGATCAGCGCTGTCGGTCGTCTCGGCGTAGAATGGGAATCCTACAAGGAAGGCAACCGGGACAGGTCACACCGTCCGACAGGCGCGTTCTGGAATGCGTTTCGGGCAATGCTGTCAGGAAGATCCCGGTCGTATAAGGTCACCCCGGCACCACCACCGCCGGTCAGCCAGTTGATTGATCAGGGTGTGACACTCCAGCAAATCGCTTATGCAATCTACGGGTCAAAGTCAGAAGGGGGTCCATTTGTGGGAGAGGGTGGAGAAATACTCTACGACGAAATCTACAAAGAGGCGGAAGAGAAGGGGTCGGTGATACCCGAGGGCTGGAGACACCCCGTCGAACTCGCACGGGTACAGAAGCACACTGAGGACATCGAGAACAGGATTCAGGCGGTCGAGGATCGGGAGAAACGGGACACGCCAGACACGCCAGCTTACACCGTCGAGGAGTTGTTGACGGCGGGTGTGTTCCCTGAACAGATCGCCAACATCATGCGGTGCGAGGTCAAGGAGGTATTGGAAATCTCGAAAGCGTCGGGTATCCAGATCACCGAAATTCCAAACCTCGCTGCGATGCGGTCGCCCTACGAACCTCAGTTGTCTGAAGAAGACGACGCGGCGCTGCAACCTAAAATGGCAGAAACAACTGTTGTCGAGGCGGGGACAATCGACGAGACAGACCCGGAAGACATGGAGGGACAAATTGTCAAGTTGTCTGAAGAGGGGTTGTCTTCGATGGAAATCAGGGACAGGGTCGGCTGCACCGTTCAGAAGGCGGCGCAGGTGCTCAGGAGGCACCGGGAGCGGGTCGCGGAACAGGGCGCTGCGGGATAACTCATGGCAGTAACTGGCCGGAAGAAACAGGTTTTGAGCGGCGCTCGCCCGAAAGAATGGGAACCGTCGACTCGTGATCTTGAGATATACCGGTTGCTGTCAGAGGGTCGACTGACACAAACTGAGATATCTGAAAAGTTCCGGGGAGTTGGTCGTTCCCGTGTGTCTCAGATCGGAAAGCGGATAGACCAGTGGCTCGCACCGCAATTGATCAACTCGATTCGTGAGATCAAGGCGAGGCACACTCAGCATCTACTGGTCATCTTCCGCGAGGCAATGAACGCTTGGGACCGATCGAAGGAAGGGGATCGGACAGACTCTGAAACGAGCACGAGCCAGAGCGGAAACTCTCACACTGTCACCACGAAGACGACCACGGGCAATCCGACCTATCTGGGCGAGGCGCGTCGGTCACTGGCGGAGATCCGACAGATATGGGGCGCTGATGCTCCAATCGAAGTTCGACACGGTCTAGAGGTTCGTGTTGCAGGTCGACCCATTGAAGAGGCGGCGCAAATGGTTCTAGACCAGATGGAAGTGGCCAAAGCGCGGGTTCTCAACGTGGCGGGAAATAACTGATTCTCAGAACACCTGTTGATCATGTGCTGAACAAAAAACGAACAAGTGTTGAAGGGGTACAGGGATGGACCCGTGGATCGATGAACTGGTGTATCTTCGCGAGGCGCTGTTGCAGCAGGGCAAGGTGGTAGAAATTCCGGTGCTGGCTAAGATGTCGCCGAGCGAGCGCAAGGCGTTGAAGGGGTGGATTGCCTCGCAACAGGCACCACCGGATGAAGACTGACTGCACGAGACTGCACGAGACTGCACGGGTGTTCAACCGAACACTTTACCGAACACCAAAACCGGATGTCCCAGAACATCCGCCCCATCCGCCCCCCAGCTTTCCCCGTAAAACAAAGGCTTTTGAAGAATCCGGTTTGAATCCGCCCCCTGTTCGGCGAAGTGTTCGAACGAACACCCAATCGAACGACGACTGCACGGGCGGATCCCTACCGGATCCCTACCGGATCCCTACCGGATCCCTACCGG